TAACCGGTCAGCAAGCCTGCGGTCAAAGTCCTCTTGAGACGTGATCGCCTCAAACTTCGGCTCACTTCCTTGCATCGAGTCCGCCCCAGTTCCTCCGGTTTTAGCGCCAGAAGTCTGATCTGCGTTGTCGCTCATCGTTTGTTTCCTTTCCGTAAGCCCGTCGGCATGAGAACCACCGATTAACCGCCCGGTGTGGAGCGTAAAAAAACCCGCACAAGGGCGGGTTAGTCTAAATAGTCAGCGGCTACGCGCGTACGCCGTCGCGGAACATGTGTGGGGCTATCCGGCGCGCTCGCGCCAAGATATTCTTCGTAGTGATCTGGTATTCCGGATAATGCTTCGACCGGTCAGGGCGGCGCATCGTGTGCCAGCCAGGCAGTTTTTGCCGCTCAACATTAATGTCGTCAGCGGCTCTATCGAAAATGTCTGCCCACTCGATCGCGTTCACTTGCCACGGCGCGATCTGACCTTCAAAAACCGGCACCGGCGTGCATCTGCAACCCGGGTGATACTTCTCGTGCTGCTCCATCGGGTTGCCCTCGCGGACTATCGTCACCATGTACGCGCAATACGCGCACGCATCAGGAGAAGCCATACGCCGCCACGAGACCGCATCCGGGTCCTGCTCAACGTTCTCTGTGATGGTGTCGCGCCCAGGCTGCATCGCGAACTTCGTGACCGCGCCTTCGAGATACAGCAGCATCTGGCCCGGGTTTGCTGTCCAAAGATGTGCGGCCGAAAACCGCACGGACTGCTCGGCCGCCACCGCCGCAACCACCTCGGCCATGCGCGGTGAATACCGTTCAACAACCCCCGCGTCGGCACGCATATCGCCGTACCATTCAGCGGCGATCACGGCGCTCGTTTCGCCCCACTGCGTAGTAATCGCGGGCACAGTCTGCAAGAGCGCGTCACGCACTCGCTCAGGGTTAGATAGATTCAGAGGAGCCCAAACGTCCCGCAAATCAGCGACCGCAAGCCCCCCGATAGCGGCCTGCGCTGCCCGGAACTCCGCGATATCAGTCGCTTGTATTTGCACCGGTCACGCTCCGGGCCTTCGCCGCCTCAATCAGCTCACGTGCCATCGAGGTGGCAGACGTGGCGCGCTGCTCAGATCGAACTTCCTCAATCTCACCCTGCGACAAACCGAGGCGACGCTGCACAACAGTGGTGCCCTGCAACGTCTCATCCGCCGACACGGCCTTAACCGCCCAGTCAGACGCGGCCTGCGGCGAGATATAACGCGCCGGAGTCCAGTTAATGTTCGCTTTCCACGTTTCCTTCGGCAGATCCTTACCCGGGTTCGAAAGCATCCAAATGTTCTGCTGCAACCTCAACAAGGCCGGACGGAAAACACGCCACTGATACTCCGCGTCCTCCGCCAACTGCGACTCAGCGGCCTGCATAGCCTCAGCAGACTCCGGATTCGCGGCATAAATACCAACAGACGACTGCGGCAACGACACCGCTGCGCAAAAGTTCTGCGCCAACTGCCGATACATCTCCCAATGCGGAGCCATCGATAACTGCGGGAACTGCCCCACGGTCGGGGTCTCACCCTCATCATTGGTTTCGAGCGCCAAAATGCGGCCAATGATCGCATCCCACCGGCCACGGCCCTTAAAAGCCGACTCCTTAACGCCGAGCGCATAACGCTGCGGGGAAGAAAAGAACTCCGCGGACGTTTCACCGCGCACGAGCGTGCGGATCGCCGCATCAGTCAAATAACGCACCTCACGCGAGATCCGAGATCGACCAAAGGGCCGATTCAACTGCGGATCATGAGGAAGCAGTTCTACGAGGGTGCGTCCGGTCGGGTTGCCGAGCCGGTCAACCTTCCACACGCCCCACTCCTTGGTAAGCAGGATCGTGTCATCACGCAAATACATGACTGCCGAAACCGGGTCGCCATCTTTGCTGTCGGTGATCGCCAACGCGGCACTGATTTCCCGGCGCCGGTTATCCCACAGCCCTGACGACCAGTCGGCCCCACGCGCATGCGTAACAACCTCCGGCTCACCCGCCGAAGTGTCGCCAGCGTGCGAAGTAAGGAGCGAGAAACTTGACTTATAGGCCGCCGAAATGCCTTGAGTCAGCTCCAAGTCAAACGCGTTCTGCGCCAAAATCTCGTCAATGTCGAAAGGGTCGACCTTGCCGTTAAGGGAATACCCCTCAAAGACGTGCTTCCGCGCCAGCGCGCGCACGGCCTTAGCCGGCCATTCCAAAGCAGCCTCGACCCCCTTCAACTGGGGCGGGATCGAGATACCCAAATCCTGCAACGGGCGGTGCCCATCGTGATAGACGTTCAGCAACTGGTTCTTGTACCGCTTCGATTCCCACGTCGCCAAAAGTTGGGTAAGGGTCGCGGCCTCATCATCGGTCAAGCCAATATGCCGAACCGTGGAAGTAAGCATCACAAAACCACCACCCCTCCACCAGAACTAGGTTTCCGGCGCGTAGTTTTCGCGCCATAAACAGCCAAAGTCGCTGCATCCAATAAAGTCACATCTTCGCCCTCAACGTTCGGGCCCCAGCCCCAACCGCCTGAGCGTCCAATATCTCGCTTAATCGCCCTACCGACCTGCTCAGTCAGCGTAGGGGAAGCCGCCCACGTCAATGCCTCCGCGCGCACAAATTCAAGGAACATCGCGTGCGCCGCCGTATATTCGCCAGCCGTGAGCAGGCGCACAACCTTCGACTCCGGTTTAGCTTTCACCCGGCGTGGAAAGCCCGCGTCATACAAAGCATCAATGAACGTTTCCGCTGACCCTTTACCATCAACGACGATCTGAGCGATCGTGTCTTTGCGTTCTGCGAGCCATTCAACAGCCCACCCCATACCGGTTGACGCGTCCTCAAGACGCAATCCCTCAACATGGATCGGACCAACATCTGGGCGGCGTGCAGCAGCGAGACCAACGAGTTCACCATTAAGAGAAAACTTCACACCGAATACTTGCCGGCCGTCAGATGGGACATCGGCAGGTTTGATTTCCAAATCAGACCACGCCCTCTTCGAAATCAGCGGCGGAATATCGGAGCCTTCACGGCCCCACCAGCCGAACCGCTCCCGCGCGAAACCCTCAACCGACATTTGGGCTTTCTCGCCCTCAACAGTCGCCAGCCGCATCCGAATACCAAGCGCCGGATTAGTCTCATAAGCGGTCTCCCGCCAAGCCTTCATGACCTCAAACAAGTCCGAATTGTCAGGGATCGACCACTCGTCCCAACACATCCGCTTGTTCTTCCCGGCCACACCCTCAGTACGAACACGCCGAAACACCGTCGCATGCGACTCAGGCGGCGGCGGAGTACCCAAATAAATAATCTGCGGATCACCAGACGGAGCAGACGAAATCGTAGGCAACAACGCCTCCAACTGCTCGTCCGTCAACTCCTGCGCCTCATCAAGAAACAAATCATCAACAGTGAAACCACGACCAGAACCACGCGACCGAGCAACAAACTCGACCGAACCCCCGTTAGTGAGGATGATCGCTTCCTGCCCATTCGTCTGCCTGATCGACTCAACGAGCGCGGCCAGTTCCGGATACTTACGCTCATTCTCAAAAAACGACTTAAGACGAAGAAAAGCCTTCCGCGCTGTCTTAACCTCATGAGCCGTATGCAGGATCTTCCGACCCTGAAACACCATCTTGTGCAACTGCGCGATCTCCACCGCACCGTTCTTACCGTTCTGGCGCGGAACCGCTAGACCACAATGACCAGCCGCAAGAAAACCATCAGCACGACGGGCCAGCCAGCCCTCAACAATCCCGCCCTGCCAAGGATCCGCCGTCAGCCCATAACCAGCAGCGAGTTCAACAGCCTCTTCCGCATCAGCGAGATCAAGTCGCCCTTTAGGACGAAGCCGAACGCGCGGCTCTTGCAGTCCTTGCTTCACGGCGAGCAGCGAGGTCATCTAACACCGACCCCTTCTCTTGCGGCTTCTCACCCTCAAGTTCAAAAATCTCACCAAGAATAATCGTCAACTGCCGGATCAACGGCGCCCGCAAATGCGGATCGACCTCTTCAATCGCCCCCGCAGTCACATCACGTAAAGCTTTCAAGCCCTCAAGCCGACTTTTCCGCACAGAACCGCGTAAATCAGCCAAAACACTGCCCTCCAAAATCAGAAAAAATACCCTCGGGGGGATATTGGCACT